TTCATAAGTTTCCCTTAAAGCTTGTCCCCATTTATTAGGATTGATGAATATAGGAGCACAACAAATATCTCTATCATTCCAAAAATCCGGTTTTATTAAAAAATTACCATCAACTTTGTGGTTTTCATCTCCGTATCTCCTTTTCTGCTCTAGAGTTACACCAACAACCATTCCAGCAGCAGCCGCCCGGAAATAACACACCGGATCGCTTAATATGAAAAAATCCGCATCTAATATACATACTGCATCATATTGTAGATTTGCGGCAATAGAATATCTTTTCCTCATAAGAACTTCGGCCTCTCCCAAGTATTCCACTTCTTTTTCGTCTATGTGAGCAACCTTAATGTTATAAGAATATTTTTTAAGTTCTTCCAGATATTTTGGATCAACTTTATATTCCAAAAAATGCACATCAATTATATTTTTAAGTTTCTCAAGACTATTGAAAATCGCAGTTACTCCTGGCAAATATTTTTGATTGCTTGCTAAAATATATGTAAATTTCATAACTCTCCTTATTTATAAATCCACCAAGTAAAATCAACACCCGTTTTTCTATGTGGGTATATTTCATCAACAACTTTTGTTACATCTGGAACAAGCCCGTAATCATGTCCGCCTATAATTCCACCTTTCCGGACAAGCTTGCGATAATTTTCTATATCTCTCCGGACTTGCTCTTCGGAATGATGGCCATCAATCCATACAAAATCCGAATCTCTATAATGGTCCCGCCCCATTTCAAAAACTCGATCACTTGTTGCTTGCCATATACACACTCGATTCCCAAATTCATGCAACTTATGAAGAGCAGCCTTTTTTTGCCTATCATGGTAATTCTGATCGTTCCCGGCCTCGTATCCTTCTCCTTCTCTATGTTCCCAGGGATCTATTGTAAGCAAAGTTAAATTGGGAAAATAATTTAACAGAGCTTTTGTAAGATCCCCGGCCATTGTCCCGATTTCTACGCCTCGGAGCTTGGCCTCTTTCCCAAAATGCTCTTCAAAAACTACAATCACTTGCTCATGATGATTTTTAAGTTCAGCCACGATCATGGTCCAACTCCTTAACATTATTAATTAAAAAATCAATCAATTTTTCTTCTCTTTCCGGTGTTATTTTTAATAATCCAAAATGAACAATTGCAAGATCAAATTTTCTAGTCGTGTTTTTAAGGTGCTCTAAAAAATGATCTGAATTAAGTTCAATCCATTTATAGTGTAAATCCCGGCCATCAAATCCATGTATATAAGCCAAGAACTTTCCTAGATCGGAAGCCTTGAAGATCTCTTTGCCGTGCCTTTGATGGTAAATGTCGCAAGAATAGACATATTCTGCTCCTGCAAGCATTTCCTGAAGGGCTCTCGCCCCGGTTCCGGTGATGATCTCCAAGACTTGCCGACCTTTTTGTACTGGATGGTATATCGGGGCTTCTTTTATACAATTTATTTTGTAGTATCTCTCTCCCGTTCCATCCGTACAAAAAGCATATTGCTGATGCAAAACTTTTATAAAATCAAATTCTCTTAATGCTCTATAACCCTTTAAAAATGCGGCTCTTAGCTCAAACGTATATGCTTTATTATCAACTAAATCCTCTGTAAGTATATATCGGATAATAGCATTTTCCGGGAATACACTCCAAGTCAGCTTGCCTTGATCTATGACTATAACTTCGCCATTGTCTTTAAGAAAAAGATTTTTGGGGAGATAATTAATATATCCGGCATTTTTGCCATCCTTTGCAATATTATTTACCTGGGCTACAAATCGACCAAGTTTTTCATAATGTTCGGGCAATATTTTTTTTTCTGTTATAAGTTCACGGAAGGTTTTACCTTCAAGCCATTCTACTTTTTTATAATGTCCTTTTTCATCGTTTTCAACTGAATAAATCTTTTGTATTCTTAATCCATTTTCAAGAAGGATATGATGCAATTCTATGGATTCATCATATGATTCATGCCGGCGTAACTTAAAAACCTCATCATCTCTGATTATCTTAAAAGCTTCCGTTCCGACAAATTCATATTTATCGGTATCCTTCAGCCTGTGAGCTATCTTTCTCAATTGACTAAGCATTAAGCTCATTTTTGCTCCTTTTCACCATATATTCCATCGCTTCCAAAAAATTCATTTGGGGATCAAATTCCCGAAGTTTACAATATCCTTCTATAAAAACCTTTTTCTTTCTAATGGGTATCGTTATATTCATTATGATCCATCGCATAATATCTTGCTCCGGACAAGTAACGGCTTGTAATTTTGACATATCACAAGGAATAAGTGTTCCATCATCAATTAAAATGAAATTCCACCACCATATGTCGTTCATAGTGTAATTCATTGTTTCATATTTAATATTGTTAAGTCGGGCCATACATTCACCCCACTTGTAAAAATACTCATCAGCTAAGAACTGGAATTGATTAGAACCGTTCTCGGTTAGTTTGTTAAGCGGAGTACCCGGCAACCATTCCATAACTTTGAGTATCCTATCTTCTACTCGGACCATATCAATAAGCTTCGGGACTTTAAATCCCGGATCAATACTTAAAAGGTATTTATGCAGTTCCAAACAAGACGGCTCAAACCCGGGTAACACCCGAATCTTTAACTCATCCATCCCCACATTTACCTTAAAAACATGGTTCTTACTTTCCGCAATAGAATAGACTCCAACAGATAAGTCTTTATATTGCGGCATACTTTGTATCCCCTTTTTTATGAGATACATATTTCTTTCTCTTAGTTCCTCGTTCATACCATCTTCCTCATTAGACCTAAACCACCGTTAGGATGAAACGCCATAAACTCAGCCCGATCCTTGTATTTCACTTGCAGGAGTTCCCATACTTCCTTGCATCCGTGATCTACTACATCGTGGAAGGCTATGTATCCCCAGCCCTTACCCTGGAGTTTTGGCCATATCATCTCGACTTCGTGCTCAACGGCCTCTGTTGTATGTTCACCGTCAATAAATGCGAAGTCTATCTTGTCCATCGGGATTTCCGTCATTTCCTTCGTATCGGCCTCTATAAGCTCGATAGGGTATCTCAAACCCTCAAAATACCGCTTATAGAAGGGAAATCTCGAACTATCAATGTCTATCCCTACATATTTACCGCCGTTCTTCTTAGCCGCATATCCAAGTACATTTGTACCGTGTCCCTGGTCAACGCCTATCTCCAGGATATTTCGGTACTCATAAAGCATGCAAATCGCATACAAAAAGGGCATATAATTTTGGTTTGTCGTATTCGGTTCCCATAACCAGGGAACACCATGCTTAAATCCTTGCAAAAACTTATCATCCGCAAAATAATTCCACAATCCTCCGCCAGATTCCATTAAACACCAACCTTATTTTTTGTAAGCCAATCTATTAATGGCTGCTCGTCTTTAATATGAACATTTCCATCAAGCATAAATCCATCTTCATCGCAATAATGATCATACACATCAATAAAGGGATACCCTGATTCCTTAAGTTTTTTATTCATATACTTGACATATTGCAATCGAACTTCATTTGATCCCACAAACGGGAAATCTTTACCACCCCATTTCTCCACAACTTTTTCCGCTTTTGGCGGGGGGACAACATTAAATAAAATAACTTTATAATCTTTGGCAAACTCTTTTATTTTTTCCAAATATCCTTCAACAAGTTTATTAATACATTCTTGCCAGGGCTGGTGATTATGAACATGGCAACGACAATCTATTTCTCCCCAGCAACAAATTAAATAGGATCCTTTCGGGATTTCCTTTAATCCAAAACTGCTGCCGGTAGCCATTCCATGCATTGTCATTGGTCCTATCGTTTTTACAGTAACCTCGGGGATGTTCAACCAAGCGTGCCAACTATGAGAATCCCCAAGGGTATAAATTTTTATTTCTTCACTCGATACGCCCATGCAGTTCCTTTCCCACCCATATCCCAACCACATTCAAAATCATTTTTGATATGAGTATGAAATGCTTCAAAAACATCCATCAAATCGCAACCATGTTCAGATATATCGTCAAAAACAATTACTCCGCCAAGAGCACACAATCGAACTACATTCCGGAGATCCTTTGCGGCAACTTTTTTATCATGGTCCCCATCAACCAGGATATAATCAAATTCACCTTCCAGTTTTGGAACTTCTTTTAAACTGTCCCCAACAATAAACTCTATGGGTAAAACTGGGAAATTCATTGCTCGCAAGTTCATCTTAACAATTTCCGGAGAAGCATAACTATCCGCCCATTGGTCAACCAAGACAATTCTTTCAATGCAACTATGGTCAATATAAGCACTTAGCATATTGCAAAGTGAAAGCCCGGTCCGGACTCCGATCTCAAGGATCCTTTTTGGCTGGCGTACCATAACATTCTCAATGGCGAAAAGATATTGATCTGCGAAATCTTCACCATCCCGTTGAAAGTGTCGGAGATACTCATCATAATAATTATCTCCAGGATTCTTGCCTTTCAATATCCTCAAATTGTTTAAGATATATGTTGTCAATATCCGTTTATATGAAATCCCGCCGGCATTATTCATCATGTTAGCACCTCTTTCTTGAGGATCCCGCCTTTGTAATACATCATGATAGAATCCACAATCGTTTGAGGCTTGATCATATCCATACACAAGGGAACTTTTTTGTTCCCAAAGTCATATTCAACAGTATGAACACATTCCTCAATCCGGGATTTCCAACATCCGTCATACAAACAACAGTCTAGTGCCCCATTTGTATAAAGAAATCTATGATCCGGATAAAGCTCCCATCGTGTGCCTTCCCGCCCGCCGGCTACAACAACACATGGTTTTTTAAGTGCCGCTGCGATATGCATAGGAACTGATACGCAAGTAATAACTCCTTCGGCATGAAATATAAGCCGGAAAAGTTCCCGCAAATTTTCCGTTCCTCCAATCATGTCTATAACATTTGTTCTGCCTGGAGCAAGTAACGGATGCATATGTGCCTTTAACCCAATCTGCACGAAATTAACTTTATCCTCCAGCATATCAACAACTTGACTATAAAAAGGATATTGTTTTAAAGGAAAATCACTTTTTATGCCAGCATTGAGGACCCAATATGGTTTATCAAATCCTCTCTTTACCATTACCGGAGAAGGCCATAATTGTTCATTCTGATCAAGATAGATCTCCGGACGAAGCCCTACTCGGGGGATCTCAATATCAAGCTGTTTAGCCAGAAAATCCGTCATGCTATCAGCAAAGTGCGTTCCTCTTTGACCGGATTGATGGATCATAGGATAATGCAAATTGCAATAGATCCTTCCATCTATAACCAATGGCGGATGATTATCATCAGCTTTCAGTTTTTCAATGATTTCGTTCTCATCTGCTCTTGGCTGAATTGGGGCAACATAGGGATTGTTATAGAAGATCTCGTTGCAAGGGGTCCTCATATCCGTCTTATATTTGCCTGGATAGGCCGTGTGTAGATCCCTTAAAGCGACAGTTGCCATCATAATATCGCCGGGAGATTGTTTTTGGATCAAAATGAGCTCATTAGCGGCCTTAGGAGAAGAGATCTTTTCCCGGGTGAGGGGTAATGGCTTCTCTTTCGCGGTACATCTCTCCCCACCTTTTAAGGCATTAAAAAGAGGGCCAGAGATCTCTTTCTTTCTTAAGACAAGTGCTGGATGAGCTAAACCATCGGGGATTCCTGTGATCATCTTTTTAAGAACTTTGTTCTTTTCCAGATCCTCATCTGTGAATAAGGGTCTTTCCAAATCGAAATATCTGGTAAGTTCTTCAAAAAGATTTACACCCAAATATCGATCATCATGGAATCCTTTCCCATCGAATCGGATTGCCATCCGATAATCACTCGAACAATATACCAGGATTCCATCCTTTTTAAGATGATAATGGATCCTCTGCAATACCTCACGGATCTCTATTGCCGGAACATGCTGCAATACATATACCAGATATGCCCCGTCAAAATATTCTGCCCCCCCAATTTCTTTGTCAATGATCTGTGGAGGAACAGCCGTAAACTGCGGAGATTGGACATCCATTAAAGCAAATGCCATCATTTCTTGGGATTCATCTACCCCAACAACTAAGCGACAAGGATCTTGCTTAAGTATTTCTTTCGCAATGCGACCAACACCGCATCCATAATCTAGGATCCGGGGTCCGTCAATAGCTCCAAGGATCTTCTTTGCAAATAGAGGCGTTTCTTCTTTGTATCGGACAGCCATAGGAATTCCATTGCAATCACCAACAACTCCATGCTGGCCATCTTCAAACGATTGGGGCTTGAATAGATTGTGATTCATGACATCATCCTTTCTTGTGTTTAAAATATTCAACTTCACGGAGCCGCTTCTGTGCGGCTGCTCTTGTCTTATACGGCCCGCCTAGATTCTTGCCTTTCTTGGATACTACTTTGTGTCCCTTGCTGGTTTTCCTAATAGTCACATTCACCCCCTTTCCTTACAAAAGAGGGGCCTTTCGGGATAGACTATTCCAAGCCCCTTCACTCAGAACGCCCACCCCTAAGGCCCCTCTTAGGTTAATCGTATATCACAGTTATCTCTTTGTTTCCCCCGGTAAACTGCAAATAAATCCCAGTTGGGAAATTAATCCCATATCGACCGAAATCTACATGTATTGTACCCGTTGCCAATTCGATCCTCCCTCTCCATCGAATTGTGCCCGTGGCACTATCCCGGAGAACAACTAACTCTCCAGCCACAGCTCCATTCGTAGCAATAGTGATCCCATATACTGTTTTATTCAGTATGGTGGTTGCTAGAATGGTCCCATCGGCCGTCATTACGAGTGATTTACACCCTTGCGGTCTTTGTGCCATTGTTAGCCCCCTTTATACGGATTCACTACTACTCGAGCTCGAACTGCTCGAACTCGAACTACTGGAACTAGAACTGGAACTACTGCTAGAACTACTCGAGCTTGAACTCTGGCTACTGGAACTCGAGCTTGAACTCGACAAGCTAGAACTTGAGCTCGATGAGCTGGAACTTGAGCTTGAAGAGCTGGAGCTTGAAGAGCTGGAACTCGATAAGCTAGAGCTAGAACTCGAGGAACTGGAACTTGACGAACTCGAACTGCTCGAACTCAAACTGCTCGAACTGCTCGAACTCGAACTACTGGAACTAGAACTGGAGCTCGAAGAACTCGAACTACTGGAACTAGAACTGGAGCTCGAAGAACTTGACGAACTTGAGCTGGATTTGCCAACAACATCAGATACATCATATGTTGATTGATAATCCGTATCCGTTACGCCACTATCATTGTCCAACGCGATAAGTGCCGCCCGGTATTTCTCGTCAAGATCATCGATAAAATCTACCAAATCGCCTTGAATAACTCCGTTTTGCTGGATTCCGGATCTTGCTACCGCTACTGTGAGATAATGATAATCTCCTCCAGCAGAAGCATATGCTGGGAACTTCAGATTGGTATATACTGTTGTGCCGTTTACTGTCCCATCGGCAGCAAGTTTATCCATACATTCATTGAACTCTGTACGGAAACTACTTAACAGATCTACCAAATCTCCCGTTCCCATTCCATCGTACCGGATTTTTACCGTACCTCCAGCAGCATCCGTTGTCCCAGTTTGATCGATAGTATTTGTCACAGCACATTTGGAGTTGTAATCCTCATCTGTGACTCCGCCATCATTATCCAGTTTTGTCAAAACCAGATTCCAGTTGTCGATCAATACTTCAAGGTAACTCAATAACTTATATTGAGATAACCCGTTTCTTAATAATCGTTCCATTTTACTCCCCTCTTTTTTAGGCTTTTACAGAACCCGGGGACGGGTATCATCCCCGGGTCCATTTTTTACCTTATTTCCCTAGCACAGAAATAGAAACTGTCGTACCGGTAAATTCATCGGCTGCCGCACCATCAGCTTGCTTTGATACAACTGTGATGACAAGACCCGAAAAACTTACTTGGAGAGCCTGAAAATCTGCATCCATACCTCCGGTAATAACAGCTCCTACGATCCCGGTGATTTCACTAATACCATGATCCGCTTGGGTCAGCGTGATCGTATCACTTGCCGCTGCGATCGTGGCGGTAATTATAAGAAGTTTATAATCACCAGCGAATTCCGTGATCTTAGCTAAAGTACCTGTAATTGCTCCCATAATCCTATCTCCTTTTTTTAAAAGTTTTTATCTTTTTAATCTATCCCTTCAAATTTCAGAGATCTTCCGCTTACGCTGTGGAAGCCGTTGTTGCGGCCGTTGCTATGGTAACAACACCATAATCAACGGAATTGAACATGGGCTTTATAACGCCGAAGATCGCTCCGACAGAAATACCCCATTTATTGCCATAATCAAAGGATTTCTCGATCCATCCGACTTCTTTACCCCAGGCAATAACACCAGCCTGTTGACCACAAAGTACCGCTCTTGCGATCGGTATGTTTGCAGCACCACCGGCCCATGCATAACAGTATTCGTGTTCATGGATAATCAGCCCATCGTACATGCCAAGAGCTCCGGAGAAGATTGGGTTTTTCTCTCCTCTAACATTGGCTTCCCGCTGTTCCTGTTTCCATACGGGATCTTTCTTGAGATCTGTTGCCTGGTAAGGATGCATAATTACGACCCATCGATCCTTGCCATCGATCCTTAATGGAGCTACTTTCGGGCTGGCCATCTTCGCCATTTGCTTTGCAGCAGTAAGACATTTTGTGTCCATGACTTCATCCGTCGTCAAAGACACATCTGCACCGGCATTATTGGCCCAAATACTCCTGGTTGCCGCTGGATTTGACGGAGTATTCGCAAATGTCGATGTAGTTTTGCCGCAAAGTTTATCCATGATTTCTTTGTCGATTCTCTCTGCCCACCAGATTTTGAGTCTTTCCTTAGCACTCATTCTCATATTGTAGGCATTTTTCTTCTCATCCATCTTACCGGTGAGTCTTACCGCATGACGCAATTGATCGATTGCGACATCTTCATCGTAATCGGTCATTGCCTCTTCATTCCCCTCGAGCTCGCCATCTCCGGTAACACCGCCTCCGGACAGTTTTACGCCAAGCCCAAAGCTTATATTGTCACCCGCGTCCTTTTTCAGATCTTCCATCTCCTGTATCATGGAAGTCGGTGATGTGCCGATAAAGCGTGTCATATAAACTTCGTCCTGGACATCCGCAAACAACTGTTTCCTCCAAAGCTGTGCTCGAAGGCCAGCAATACTAATTGAATTTGCCATTATCTATCTCCTTTGTTTTAAGCTGTTTTTAAAAATTTTTCACGCACCTCTCGAGGCACTTTCCGGAATTGAAGAGAACTCATCGCAGCAAGTTGAGTGAGTGTGTATTCATTACCCTCACTATCAGTAATCGTTCCACTCCCGCCACCTTCGCCCCCTGTTGTCTTAGTTTTCTTGGCGTTTTCCTCAATCTTTTTAAGATCTTCCTTGCCCTTTTTAGAAGGATCCTCTTTTTTCCCTTCTTCTTTTTTCGGTTTCTCTTCCTCCTTCTTCTGCCCCGGCATCAGATATTCAAACTTGGGATCCTTGATAATCAATTCATAAGCAGTTAAAGCCGGATTCTTACCTTCCCTTACCGCCTGTTGTATTGTCTTGATATGCTCCGGATTTGAGTCAATAAGGACTTCTCCGATTTCCATTACCTTTTTGAAATTAGGAAGAGTTTCGCCTTTATCCCGGCGATCCTCAATAACAGCCATTGCATCTACCTGAGCATTAAGAAGATACTCTCTTCGGCTGCTTGCAGACGCAAGAGCGTCTTTTTCCGAAACCCCGGTATCTTTCTTTTCCGGTTTCTTCTTAATTTTATCAATGACTTGTTTAAGGTCCTTTTTGCTGACAAAATCATCATCGTCACCTTCAAGCAATTTCTCAATATCCTTGTCAACACTTTCCTCTTCCTTGCCGTCTGCCTTTGCTGTTTCCTGGGCTTTTTTGGCTTTCATCGCCTCAAATCTTTCCACATCAAGTTCCTCTTCGGCTTTTTTCCTCCTCTTTTTCTCTGCCAGCATAGAATAGAAAAAGCCTTTCTCGCGGGAAGAAAGGTCCTTTACCCGTTCCTCAACTTCCTTATCTGTCTTATCAAGTGACGCATTAACCTCTTCTATGAGATTAAATTCCCCAGACTTTTCTTCTTTCTTCTCTTTAGCTTCAGATCCCTTGTCTGTTTTGGTTTCCTCAGCATCATCCTTTTTTTGTTCTTTCTTTTCGGAGTCGGATGTTTTCTCCTTCTTCTTGTCTTTATCTTTATCCCCGCTTTCAATTTTCTCTTCTTTCTTCTCTTCTTTTTTCTCTTCCTTCTTTTTGCCTTTTTCTTTTTCTGCGTCTATATCCTCCATATCTTCAAATCCTTCTTCTTCGCCAGGATCCGTTACGGCTCCGGCAGCAGCAACAGCCTCCTCATTGGGAAAACTCATCACAAAACTCTGCTCTTCTTTTGTAAGTTCTTCCCCTTTTGCCAATTTCTCTTCTACCTGTTCTTTTGTGATTTCCATCTCCATCTCCTTTTTTCCCGGGGATTGTCCCCTCTATCCCGATTGTTTATGCTCAATCGTTTAGCAATAGGCTACTTAGCCTATTATTTTTTTGGTGTTGCTTCTGCCGCACTTTGCACATATTCCTTCACGCGATCGATAATGTTTTTACTGTTTGGTATTGAACTAAACTCCAGAAGTACATCCGGCGGAATTGGCATACCCTGGCCAGCCATTTCCATAAGATTGTCGAATGTTTCTTGGCGTATAGTCGCACTATTGTCCGCTTCAGTTATCTGAATATCATATTTACCATCTTTGATTTGTTGCAAAAACGCCGTTATATGACCATCCATTACATTGTTTTCTTTAAGCCATTGTTCACCACAAACCTTTTTTATCATTGCCTCATCAAAGATATGCGGAATCATTGCATAAATAGCGGTTCCGATCATTTCTTTGGTAAATCTAAAATTGCGAAAATACTTGGACAGAATAGTCATTGCTTGATGGATCCTCATGCTGATTGCTCTTCCGGAAGTGGTTTTATCCTGGATCGCCAGAGCATCGGCGTTGACACCGGAAATCTCTTTGATGTCCTGGCCGGCTTCCTGTCCTCTCATAATCTGCGAAGTATCGGGACCCGAAGGTTCAATTTTATCAAGTTGCGTTCCTGGCTTTTTCCTGATCACTACACCAGGAGTGGATCCCATGTTTTGAAGATCTTTCCAGCCTTCTGGCGTAAGGGCATTGTTATCCCCAACCCATCCGCTATTTGCCCGGGTACAAAGAATGTGAAGATTCTGCGATCTGGATTTGTTAAGTTCTCTTTGCGGATCTTTAATGTTGCGGGTAATGCCTTTAATGCCTTCTTTATCGTTATCCGCCGATACATACCATTTCGCGAAATAATTGAACAACGGAAATCCCTCATAATATGGAGAGAACGGGCTTCTTATGTCCCCTTGTAAAAGAACACCAGCGGCAGTTGCCGCATACCACATTTCAGCAACCGGCCTTTTTATTACTTTAATATCAACCGGCTCTTTTTCTGGTGGTTTGGGTAAGAGGTTCTCTTCGCCTGGGTTTAATCCACCTTGAGCTTGAACTGCTGCTTCCGATGCCTCTACAAGCTTTTGATATTCCATCATAGCTTGTTCATGTTTGGCATTGTATTCATTCAGGATCTCTTCCCTTTTAGCCTCAGCTTTCTCCTCATCATCGAATTTCTCCATCCGGGCGTTGTTCACATCATACACAAAATATTTCGTGGAGAATTTACGATGCCAATACTCTTTCAATAAATACTTTTCATCCTCTTCCACCCCACTTGTCTGAAGGGAATCGTCCATTTCCTTGAAAGTCTTACCCAGATGATAGTTGTCCGCATCGCCTTCTTGATAGGGTTCCCCGGCAAAAAGATATTCTGTGTTATCGGTCCTCAGGTTCTCAATCTTTTTATTAGCACTTGGAAAAAGCTTTTTAAGCTTGTTTTTCGTCTGCCTGGATAGTTTAATAACATATTCCCAATCACTTTGATCGTATTCAGTTCCATCCGGATCTTTTAAAACTTGGGCATATTTGATATTCCTGAACTTGAGATCCCCATGAATCGGATCATTGTCATAAGAGATCCCCATTTCCATCCAGCCCTTACCGCAGACAATCCCATCGTCAAACTGATGATCAAGCTTATAATTAAGCTTAGTCCATTTATCCACAGATTTAACCAGCTTATCCCCAATCTCGGAGAAGATCTTATCTTCCCCACCCTCGGGATATACCCGGATCCGAGGACTATTCTCTCGTTGCCAACCTCCCACAAGATCAATCAATGATTCAATCTTGTTGAATGTAAGACAAGGCCGCTCCTGTTCTTTAAGCTTTTCCTTTTCTTCTTCTGTCCATTGATCACCTAAAGCGAATTTATAATCCTCTTTCGCCTCTTTCCTCCACGCATCCTCTTTCCTTAGACAATATCTAACTTTGCGTTCAATTATCTTGACGATTCCTGTCTTGTCCCCCGCGTCAAATTCTTCTTCCCATTGGAGCAAACTCTTCGCATTTATCTTTTCCCCTTTACCGGCGAGTACCATATTAAGCTCCTTTGTTTACAACAATATCAAAGCAACTGCCAGGCCGAGAGCTCCGCCTTTCAGTCTTTCACTCAAGACATCATCCTTCACAAAAGCTCCTATGTGAGCCACGCATACTGCGTATAACGGGATAACACCTAAATACCTCATCCATTTCCCGGAAACGAGAGCCAGCCAGAAGCCCAGGATCCCCAACCAGATCACCCCACAAGTAAAACGGGTACAGAACTCTACTCTTTTATCATTGCCCTGGTCCGCTCCCGGAGGATTCCCAAATACCTTTTCCCAAAACTTGTGTATCGGAGTGCTTAGGCCGTACCCGGCAGCACTTAAGGCACACCACATCAGAGGATAGCTTGCCCAGGCTAAAATGCTTTTCGGGAAAGGAATCTTGCCATAGAAAAAGGCATAATAAGCTACCGCAAACCCACATCCAATCCATCTAGCTTCCGGAGGATATTGCTCATCTCCGCCCATACGCCACGCAATAGCACACATAACTATCAACACGATTATTCCGCCATATATCATCTGGCCATTGCTCCTGTTTTTGATCCCACACTTACCCCGGAATTTCCCCCGACAACTTCATCGCTGTCGGACCATCTATCTTTTTTTCTAATGGGGCTGGCATTCTCCGTTGCCCATTGGAAATATACCCATGCATCCGCCCGGTCCGGGGACCTTCCCAAGCGTTCTTTGATGTCCTCTTTGCTTTCTATCTGGATCTTGCCCTTCTTGTTAATAAAGAATTTAACTTCCAAGAGCTCTTCCTTGAGGATTTCATCATTGGGTATCGAGGCATCTCCTCTTTCTGCCCGGTCTTTCGCGGCAAACCACATTTCAGCTTTGAGATTATAAAATTGATTATCTATTGGTTTGCCTTGAGAGTGTATCTCCACAAGATCTATTCCCGGCAAATTCATATCGTAAAGAGTGTCAATGGTCCCAGATCCTACTCCATCCGCGTCAACGGCAATAAAATTCCCGCCTCTTATCCTGGTATTTACCATGACCGATTTAGCTGCTGTTTCTGTCGTACTCAATCCGGAATAGATCTCTTGGGCTTCCACAACACCATTGGTCCCGCCATAAATTACAGTTTCATCATCTCCGAATCGTGCCACATCAGCTGCCAATCCTCGCCGGACCTCAGTTGATCTTGTCTGCCGTTCAACCATCTTTTCAATTAAGTCAATAGAGAATACCGAATCAATGCTGGTTTTGGGGATCTGCCCAAGCACACGCCCAAACCAACGGGGATCCTCCGGTCCCCAAGCTTCTCTTTTCTTTTCTACCCATGACCGGGAACAGATCCCGGGGATCACTTGTCTGTTTTCTTTATAGTTAGGAGTATTAAGACATGAAAAATGAAGGACCATATTATCTTTAGTATTTTTGATCTGCCTGGCAAAATAGCCGGTGCTCCTTAAAGGATTGCCGATCATAATGAGGAGCCCGATCTCGCCGGTGAGTATAGCGTCAATCTGCTCGTATGTTGTATCGCTTATTGCCTGGGCTTCAGAGGCTATGACGAAAACCCGGGGAGAGTGGAAGCCTTGAAATTTACCAACCATCTGGCCAGTTTCTTTCGTAGTGAAGCCCAGGGCATACCAGTTTGGCTCAATATCAATTCTTGTTGTCAATAATCTGCCTGGAAGTTCAGCTTTAGCCGCCTTGTATCTGGTTTCAATTTCACCCCACATGACAGTTTCAACCTGTCTGCCTGTTGGAGCTGTAGTAATTACAATACAAGGACCCCACACTTGAAGAAAATATGGAACCAAGCCACCGGCAATGAAGTCTTTGCCTAAGGAATGACCGGACGCAACGACTAGATTCTTGTGCTTATCGATGCATATGGGAATGGATTCGAGCATGGCATATTGCCCATCCCACATCCCGTTATAGGGCTCTTCTCCTTCAATCCCCAGCACGCGGTGAAAATAATCTTCGGGATTACTTCGCCAGAAATTTATGGAGTCTTTCACTTGGTTTATCAGACTCTCCGAGGGATCCTGGGGCATTAAGTTTCCTTTCCTGGTTAAGAGTCTTGATGATTGTTACGATGTTAAAAATGTTCTTTGATTCGCCATCTACTCCTTCGCCCTCAATCTCTTTCCGGGCCTGTTCCACGATCTTGGGGATAACTCCCACGTTTCGTTTCTCTACTCGATCCAATTCATTCCCCTCTTTGTCATAATGGATCTTATCCAAACGCCACATCATCGCTTCGTTTGCCGCTTCCAAAAGCAAATCAAGCCGCTTTACTTTTGATGCTAGTGGGTGAGCAGCTAAGTTCTTATCAAGAATGTTTTGAATCCTCTTGATCCGGCCTTTATATTTGGGATTTCTCTTGTAATTGTGATAAATGTTATCTACGCTACATTGGACATCGCACTCTTCATCAAGATAAGCGACTATCCGGGAACAGGTCCAGCCACCGGCAAGCAAAGAAAGAACTTTAACCTTGTGTTCAGCGGAGAGTTTTGGATTTGTGTTTGGATTTTTTTTTGGGCTCATTTATAGTACCTTTCCCGTACCGTCTAAGAGTCACTTCAATCAAGCTTCCCCTCATATCTACAAGTGCCGTAAGAACTTGTGCTAATTGAGTGCCGTCTGAATCAATTTTAATCGAAGCAGCACCATCGCCATCGATTAAAATGCACTTACGATTCGGATTCAAGCTACCCAAGAACTTAACTTCTTTTGACATATTCAATATTATTGAAGTTACAGTTAAAAAAAGAGGGAAAACAGTATAAATACCATTTTCCCTCGCTTTATAGAATAAATATTACGCTATAAATTCAGTTTTGTCAAATTTAATCATGGTCCTCTGACATGGGATTCGGCAAATTGTAGATCACTTTCGACAAGACGATCCCGACTGGATCAAGCAACTGACCTATGATTTTGACGATCTCAGCGATTTGAGCAATATCAACTTGCTTTTCGCCGCCTTCCCTTTTCGCGATTTCCGCGTAGAACTGTTCATATTTCATGAGTTTTTCTCCTTTCATTTTGAAAACTCTTATTTCCGGAATAAGTCTTTCTCCTTCCTCAGATCCGGTTCTAACTCCCTCGAGTTTCGCTTTCTCAAACTCTTTCCGGACCATCCGTAAAAAGTTTCTCAAACATAGCCATACCACTTTTAATGGGTTCATCTATGCTCCTTTCCGAACAGTTCCGCAAGTTCCTCGATCAATGTTTCCGGATCAACAATAAAATAATCGTAAAGAGTCACACCGTTCTTAATTGGGCTTACCCCGGCTCTTTCTTTGATGAGATATTTTTCAAACACATTTCTGATTTGCTGTTTAAGAAGCAATGTCTTTTTCATTGCCGCACAATGTCCTTTCCCGAATGACCGGCTGGGTCAAGAATAATTCGTTCAGAATCTCTGCGAAGCTCCTTAAGCATAAACTTATTAACTTCTTCAGAAAATTCCGGCAATTTCGGCAATGGGAATTCTTTTGTTTCGATAAACCAATGGAACTCATCGTTTTTGTTTATCCATCCGGTAGCGATAACATATTTATCGCTGCGTAAGGCGTTTGAGATCTTTCTGCGTAACCCTCTTTTTGTTTTTTTGAACATCATAACTCCTCCCATCTAAAATAATATGATAGGGGATATCCGGATAACAAGCTTCAAAAAGTTTCTTCTTGAGCCGCCAGACCTCACCTTGAGGACCTTTGGTTTCGTGAACTTCAGAAGTGCCGTCCTTTTTGAATACTAAAAAATCCGGGTAATGATCGCA